TTCACCGTCCGGGAGCCGCAATGCACGCCGTTGTTCCAGTTGCCGCCGCCAATGAGGGCGTGCAAGCCAGGAAAGGCCAGGTGCGAATTAACAGTTTCCCCAAATCATTTACTTGTCCGGCTTCCAGGTTCCGGCCTTTACCGCTTCAATGACGCCGTTCATGGTGCCGCCTATTGCCCTGGTGTGGCGGCTGATGACCTCATAGCGGTGCTTGCTTATTGCTTTATACTGCAAATCGTAGGATAGACGTATCAATGTTTTAATCTGCTGCAATTCCACGTCCGCCGCATAAATATGGCTTTTCGTACCCGTTTTCTTGAAACGGATTACGTCCTTTAGCATTTCAAATATTGCCGTCTTAATCTGCGTCTGCAATGCAAACTTTTCAAATTTCGGAAACTGGGCCATGATAGGGTAAATGTATAAAAGAAAATCATAAATTTTTTGGTACAATTCCATAGTGCCCATATAGGCGTCTATTTGTTCCGGTTCTTTTTCCTCTGCCAT